CGTCATCATTAGATATAGTTACAGTTCCGTCATCATTTACAGTAATGGTCGTTTCACCAGTTCCTAGGTCATATCCTTGCGTTCCCTCTGGTGCGGTTACGATAGTTCCAGGATGGGATGATTCTGGTGTTGTTCCGTCAGGATTAGTTCCTGTCTTTGTTATTTCTTCCACAGTTTCTTGTACGGTCTTCCCGCCAGTTTCCTTGGTCGTTTCAGTTATAGGGTTTGTCTTTCCGGGTATATCAAACGGTGGTACCCTTATCTCACCACTGTCGATGTCGTCGCTTGCTTGTTCCTCAGCCTCCTGCTTTATCTCATCCTCCGGCTTGTCATAATCACCAAGGTCATCATCGCCCGTTACGACATCGATGATAGCCTCAATGGTTTCTGTCCCATATGTTTCTTCCGCCATCCTTAGCTGGTCTTCATCATTAGTGGTGTCAATTATCCTGTTGTTGTCTATGATAGCCAGATTTCCCAGTCCGGCATTTATGTTATATTTGGACGGTATCATTTCCACCAGTTTCTTGTACATGGCTTCATTGTAGTAATAGGCGTATCTGTTGCTTAATCCTATTACCTTCTGTGTTGCCAAGCGGATTCTGTTCAAATCCAAAGCCCGCTTATATCTGTCCTCTGAAACATAACTGCTTCTGTCCAACTGGTTCTTGGTGTAATCTGTTACAATGTTCATTATTTAGTCCCCATCGAATCAATCAATGCTTTAAGGTTTCTTAGATAATAGCTGGTCATAGCCTCTACCGTAAGTAGATTAAGTTCCCTTGCCACTATAAGCCTAATCTGATACAGTATGTCGCTGTTATAGGAAACGTCGTTCTTGTTCAACTGCCTTATCGCATTATTGTAGCTCTTCTGGTTCTGCTTTGTCTTGAGATTTCCTGCCATTTACATTTGTTCCTTAAGTTGTTCGATAGTCCGTCTTACGGTATTGCAAAGAAGATTCTGCTTAAGGTATAGCTGACCCATTTCTGTCTTCAGTTCATCGGCCTGTTGCTTCAATCCTTTGTTCTTGCTGACCATAAGCCTTTCAAGATTCTGCAATACAATGTTGGTCGTGCTTATAGTTCCGTCGTGACTAAGGTTCATCCCAGTTTATTCTCCCTTTGTTGTTTCTTCGGTCATAAGTGTGAAGCTTAAGCCTTGCACCATCAACAGTCCATAGTTCCGCCACAAGGTCAGGGTTATCATTGCATGCCTTTATCGTGTCTTCCAGAAGCTGCGGGTCTGCGAACATGTTGACCAGATATGCCTTGTTTCCATTGGCTTCCTCAACCTTGCGTTTCTTCCATTTCAAGTATTCTATAAATTCCTTAAACATCTTTATTCCTCTTCCAATATTTCCTTGGCCGATTTATTGTATCTGAGACCCCAATCGAATGCAAACTGTCTCGATGCATATAACAATGCCATAGCCGCATCCGGGTGGTAAATCTCATCATTTATTTCTGGTATAATGTTATCATCGTCATCACGCTCATAAAGAATCTGCATGAATTCGTCTTCCAATACGCCACCCTTAGGGATAAACAATTGTCCGGTTGAGCAGAACTCCGCAAGTTGTGCAATAGCAGTGTCCTTGTCGTACTTGTAACATTGGTATGCAGGCAAATGATGAACTGTGGACATCTCAAAGATTATGGATGTATCTGATGTATCGCCTACTATCTGTATGTTTGACAATGGTTGGTTATACTTCTTCAATAGTTCTTGCCCTTTGTGGAAACATTCCTTATTCACGTCTACAATCTTGGTTACATTGGCTTTGTTGAACTTACTTTCAAAGAAGACATAGCCTTTCTTGAGCTTAGTATTACAAGCGACACCAATTATGGCATTATTCGCAGCCCATCCGTAGTCGTTGCCTATGTAAATCTTATCTATAGGGAAACCTATTTGCGGGTCATTGATTCCGTCATAGGTTCTATATCCACTGAATACCTGTGCGGTAGTGTCAAACACGAACTCACCACGATACTCACGCCTTATAAGAGGGTCATCCAAAGGAATGTTCTTTCTTCCAGCAACGCCCTTTATAAAATCTTCCTGGTCATTCAAGAACGGATTATCGTTCATAGTGAAATGATAGTGCTTCCAACCGTTTCCGTTCCAGCATTTCTCAAAGTATGTCTTTGGTCTTCTTGGTGGTGTTCCTTGAAGAACCATACAACTGTTCTTGTAGTCAACGAGCATAGGCTCACAAACGTCCTCAACTAATTCAACCATGTTTCTCTGGTCTTGAGCTTCATCTATAATAATGAGCTTATATTTGCCACCTCTTAGCAACGGAGCTGAAGACTTGTCCTTGTTTCCGTAAAGCTTTATTGATGAGCCGTTTGCGAAACTTATAGTCATGTTCTGGGAATCTGCCTTATCTATAACCAGCTCTATTTCATTTGCGGCCTGGATTATCAATGGCCAGCACTGACTCATACAGTTATCGGCTTTGGTATGTATATAAAGACATGGCGTATTAGGCTCAACACAATAATCAACCAACATTCTTGCCGCAAGGTTTGTCTTTCCTGCACGTCTTGATGTCGCTATAATCTTGCGTGATACGAACGTGTCATATAACACTTCTCGCTGTTTGTCATATAACTGCTTCACAAGCCTGTAATGAAGGAAGTCTTGGTCACGTGCAAGAAGCTTCTCGGTCTCGGCATCAAGGGAAGAAATAATGTCATCTTGAAGAAGTTGTCTGGATATCAACTGACCCAGTGCTCCTGATGGATTTTCCTTAGCTTCCTTCAACATTACTTCAATGAATTGGTCTGTCCAGCTCCTCTTATTTCTTCCAGAAGGCTTGACAAGTGCTTGGCGAAGTGAATTATAAATATCTCCCTTTATCTGTCTTGTTATTGTATTAACTACACTATTTGATGCCATTGTTCATTCTGCTCCTCTTAGTATCTGAAATCTTTGCCTTAACTTCATCCGGAAGATGCTTCCCTGCGTTCCAAGGTTTCTGACCAGTGTGCTTGCCTTTATTCCAAGGGATTTGCTTCCTCTCAGAATATGCTTTCTTACGCTCATCAGACCAATACTCCCAAGGAAGTCTTCCCCTGACCCAGCCTTCATTCGTAAGGTCTTTGACATTGAAGGACTCCTCCAGTGTCTCTGGGTCCCAATACCATCTTGATGAGTGACTTCTTATAGAAGTTTGCCTGTTCCATTCGTCAAGGTCTGTTCTTGATGAATACCTTTCTTTGGCGGCTTTCTTCATCTTTACCCTGGATTCTTCCGTGTGGTGCTTGCCATAGAAGTTATTATTAACACCGTCTTGATGTCTCTCATATTGTAAGCATCCAGGAAGCCTACCTTTCTTCCATCCATCGGGACATATAAATGCGAATACCTCTTCCTTTCCATTATTGTACCACTTTCTTCCGGCATTACGTTCTGCCGCCTTCCTTGACATACATTCATACCATTCCATAATGGTGTCAAACTTCCACGAATTCTCACCACCATTGGAAAGATTATACTCTGCGTGCCCGGCTTTCTTCTCTTTATGTATAGCGAACATTTCTATGGAATCTGCGGTATCTTGTCTATAAATGTCACAATAAAGTATTTCTTTGGTAAAGTTGGTCTTTCCATATTTCTTTATTGCGTTCTTTATAGCCTTCCCACTCCCCATATAGGAATCATTAAGTTTCTGGTATTTATGTTGTCCTATGTATGTCTTGCCGTTTATGTTATTCGTTATCCTATAAATGTACCATCGATTAACCATTTGAATCTCTTTATCTCCTATATCTTAGTTAATTCATTCCATAATCTTTACATTTATAGTAGTAGATAAGCTCCTGAATTATATCGCCACCTTCCAGTAATTCTTGCAGCTTCTCAAGGTCGTTCAATACCTGATTGAATGGGACATCAAACTCCCTTGATATGTCCATAATTGTCTTATTTATATTCTCCGTCGTCGTCATCATTTTCCAATGTTTCCTCTATCAATGCCGAAAGCTGTACTTGTCTGTCCATTATCTTGGAGCTTGACTTGTACAGATACTTTATTGTGTTGAGGTAACAGAACG